TGCCGTACACGAACAGGTACGGGTGCAGAGACACCACACCGCCGGAAACCTGCACGTTGTTGTTGAAGGTCAGCGTTGACTGGCCGCTGGTCGTGGCCGCATTGGACAGCACCACCTTGGTGTACAGGCCCAGGGTAAAGATCAGGCCGGTGGTGGCGTTGACGATGGTCGTGACAGCAGATCCGCCGCTCGTTGCAGACAGCGTGAACGTCGTCGCGTAGTTCGTGGCGATGATGTAATAGGTCTGGCCAGAGTTGAGACCGGTGGACTTTGGAACCGAGAACGTCAGGCCAGAGACGCTGTTGGTGGCCGTCACAATGGCCGGGCCATTTTCCGTCTCAGATAGAGTAAAGGTCGAGGTACCGTTGGTCGCGGTGATGTAGTAGGCCGTCCCGGAGGTAACTCCGGTGAAGAGCTTGACGGTGAAGACAAGGCCGGTAGTCGTGCCGGCAGTGGTCGTGATCGCGGTCCCGCCTGGGGTCGCAGACAACTGGAACGTGGACGTTCCGTCGGTGCTGATGATGTAGTACGTCAGGCCCGATACGATGCCAGTGGCCGTCCCCGTAAGGGTGCCAGAGACCACCACGGCCTGCCCGATGAATAAGCCATTGACGGCCGTGCAAGAGCACTGGCCAGCGGTTCCAGTGACCGCTACAGCAGCCAGAGCAGTACCTGTCTGGGTTCCGCTGACGGTCAGCAATTGACCGACATACAAGCCCGTGGTAGCGGTGCAGGAGAACGTACCACCCGTACCAGTGATCGACACGCTGGCAAGCGCCTGGGGATCTTCTGCACCCGACACAGTGACCGTCTGACCGATGAAAAGGCCAGATGTCGATGCGCAAGACAGTGTTCCACCAATCCCTGTAATGGCGACCGAGGACAGGTTCCCGGCCTCTGCGGTCTTTGACACGACCGTGGTGTTTGCGGGAATGCCAGTTCCGGTTACGGTTTGACCTGATCCGATCAGCGTATTTGCTTGAGGCAGGGTGACCGATGTGGTCGAGTTCAGGTAGGCCCCGGCATCCTGAAAGACGCCGATCTGAGACATCGTAGAGCCGTTGATGTTGCCAGCCAACACGGGAGTGTCAACGGTGCTATCAATCGCAACAAGATTCCTGCCAGGATGCGCAACGATGGTTTGAACACCAGCCCCGGCAACATCATAGAAGCCGTCGAACTGCCAAAGATTCAAAGGAGATGCGGTGAAGTTGGACAGCGTGAAATCGGTGACTCCGGCTCCGACTCCATTGTCATCAATGACCAGAACTTGCAGGCCATTGCTGTACCCGCTGAAAATGGAACTGAAGGCATCCTGAGAGTTGACCCAGATGCCGCGAGAAGGCCCGTTCAGGTTGTCGGCGATGACTCGATACCCGCCGATCTTCCTTGGACGACCTCTCTGAAACCGAACCCACTGCCCGTCGTTGTAGAAGAGCTTGTCGTAAACGGTTCCATCGCGCTGGATCCCAGCCTGCGTGTCAATCGAAAAGACCTTCTGCGTCATTTAAAACGCCCCGCCTTGAACACCGTTGCTAAACGTCCCTGTTCCGGTGATCGACAACCCCGTGGTCGTCAGACCAAAATACTTCGCACCCAGCACGGCAATGCCAAATTCACCAGACCCCGGACGATAAACACCGGTCGATGTTTCATTCGCAAAGTTCAGAGAAGGAGCCCCGGCAGTACCATCAACCAATGACACGTTGACAGCGCCGGCAGCAATCGTCGAGGCGTTGAGCAAATTGACAGAGTCACACAGCAAGATCACCTGCTGACCGGCTGGGATGGTTGCCGTCGCGCCACCAGATCCCGTCGTAAACGTAATCTGATACCCAGGGCCACCACCGTCGGTCTGATTGGTGATGTAGTACACCTGAACCGTTTGGGGCAGGGTGACCGTCACGTTGCCGGACAGAGTGCCGGTGTACTTTTGCACAACGTTGGATGCCTCTGAAGCCGTCAAGGTGTACGAGCCAGAAACAACCGCCTTGGTCAACTGCGTGAAGTTGAACTGCGTGCTGCGGCCCAACCCGACCGTGAAGAAGGCCGATCCAGAGCACACCACAAAGGCAGAGTCAGCAGGCTGCAAGGCAATGCTCGCAGCGCCGTTGATCAAGCCTCCCGCGGGGGTCACCGTCAGGGTTCCCGTTCCGGCGTTGCGGATCATGAAGAACCAGTCGTTGCCAAGGGTCGTTGCGGCGGTCAAGCCCAAAGTCCCAGATCCGCCGGTCCAGACATAGGAGGACGCTCGATCAGTAACAACCGCGGTGTAGTTGCTCGAGAACGTCTGAACCGTATGAGCCTGATTGAGTGTCGTTGAGATGGCCTTCAGACCATACCCGGCAAGGGTCGCAGCGTCTGCGCTCGAGCTTCCCACACCGAAGGAGATGATGCCCCAGGTGCCGGCCTCGGTCGCGTTGGTTGTGATGTAGATGTACTTGGCCTCTCCAGAAGCCACAGCAACGATGGTGTTGCCGTTGTAGTCTGCAACCGTGAAGGTGGTTGCACCGACGTTGCGGATCAGCGCATCTTGACCGACAGAGGTCTGGTTGGCCGGCGGCATCTTGAGCAGCAAGCTGCCCGCCGTGGCCGTGACGTTCATGATCCTGGCGGCAGCGTTGTCCGTATCGCTGCCGTTGATTGGCCAGGACAGGGTCGTGGTGACGCTAAGGGTGACCGCACGGAACGAAACGTCCGTCGGCTGGATCACCTGACCGGTGAAAGGGCTGGTAAAGCTCATGAATCCCTCACAATCGCCTGACGATCAGCCACCCTGGTGATGTTCTCTTCCTTCAGGACTTGGATGATGCGGTCGTAGTTGCCCTGCCACATTGGCATGCGCTCGTCGTTCTTGAGGAACGGCATTGCCTGGAGCAGGGAGCCATAGAGCAGCGCCTGGGGGGCGTACTGCGTGAACCAGTTGGACTGGTTTGCTGAGTCAAGAGGCTGCACGCGCTCGTAGTACAGCACCTCGTAGTTGTACGCGGTGTCAGGCGTCGGGCCAACAAGCCAATGCTCGTAGTCGTAGTCGCAGAAGAACTTTGGAGCGTCCTCCTGAGCCGGATCTGGCCAGTACTCGCGGATGTACTCGTAGCTGCGCAGCAGAACCGGCTGACGCTTGCCGGCCACCGTGACGTTCATGGAGACAGTCTTGCGCCAACGCGCCGGCTTGGCGATCACATTGTCGCCCTGCACCATCTGGCTGGTGACCACCTGAATGTTGCCCAGGAACTTGAGATCGGCGGCAATGATCTGCTCCGCCAGCATGATGAACTGGGGGATCTTGTCCAGGGTGGCTTGGTCGGTACGCTCCAGATAGGTCTGGATGTCGTTGACCAAGCTGTCATACGTCATTACGGCAGCAACTGTCATCACCACACCTTTTTCTTGATGGACTCAGGCTGCGGGACAAATTGCTTGCCCTGTCGCATGCCTTCTCTCTTGGCTCGCGTTGTTGCCGCGTATTCAGAAGGTGTTAACTTCTCTCGTGCCTTTTTGGGCAGATATCGCTCGCCGGTTGCCTGGGATCCCTGCGTGGACGGCTTTCCAGACTTTGTGCCCCAGTCCTCTTTCGTCCACTGTGATAGCGAATTATCCGCCTTCTTGGGGCCTTTGTAACCCCCCCCAGAAGATTTGTACTTCTGCGTGGCAAGCTGGGCCTTCCTGGCGCTCCACTGCCCAGGAGATCCACCTTTCCCGCTGGCCTTGACCTGGGAGACGATCCTCTTCCACTTTGAGGGGTCAGTTTTGACTGCGGAACTCATAATTAAGCCATGCCGATGCAGTCTGCTTCCGTGGAGTCCAGCCTGCGCATCCAGCCCTTGCCGAAGGTGGCAAATGTGTGCAGGCTCTTGTAGTGAGCCTCGCGCAGGTCGCAGAACTTTTTGATGATCTCTTTTGGATCATGCGATGCAACAGCTTTCAAAGTGCCGGGACCGATCTGGCCGTCCACCGTAGCCCCTACCGCCTGCTGTAAAAACCGAGCAGCCCGGCTAGGGCCAGCATTAACGGCGCAGTCAACCACGCACAGATCAACACCAGCAGGAAGATCATCGCCGCGAATAGCATCCCAGTACCTCTTTTTGTACAGCGGAGAAACCATCTCAGGGGTAAGCGAGCGCATGTCGGCCTCAGTGGCCGGTTTGCCTGACCATTCTTCCCAAACACGTTTTGTCACCCCCAGATTGGTCATCCCTCCAGGATCGTCAGGATGATTGACGTATCCACCCTCCCAATGAAGGATGTGCTTGAGCGCCTCGTCCCAGTTTTCTTTCATGTCATTTCCCCGTGTTTTTTGTGAGCAGATCCGTCTTGGCTTGTGACCCAGCAGACGACCCAAAATAATAAGCAATGATGCCCGTCCAAGCGGTGCCCAAGCTGCCCAGCATCATCAAGATGGCCGGGTTGCTGCTGTCGATTTGATTAAAAAACATCATAACCATGATGCCAAAGAATCCCAAAGTCACGGCGCCGGCCAGAATTGGAGGCATCATCGAACGGGTCGTGGCCTGCATTTCACGCGCACTCTTGCGGTCCTCAACAGCCAACTTCTCAAAGTTCAGCCCCAGTTCCTGCGCTTGTTTTGCAAGCTCAATCTCAGCCATCTTAAGCTGCGCCACTTGATCGGCGTTGAGCTTGTTGCTGGAGATCATGTCTTGGACTTTGTCTTCGTCCACGCCAACGGCTTTGGAGATGGCCGACACAGCCATACCGGCAAGAGGGCCACCCAAAGCGGTGGCAATCGTTGGTGCAATCTGCTTGAGCCAGTCCATATCAGCCACCTCTCTTGGTCAACATTGCGCTGGCAATCTCCAGCATGAATTTTGTCTGCTCTAGGTTTGCCGGCTGCGCTGCCCAGCCAACTGTAACCTGTCCCACGAAACGATGCGATTCCGGCGGGACGCTTACCCGGCAGGTGTACGTCACGCCCTTCTCAAGATACCAAAGCCCAACCTCTGATTGAGCGTAACGATACTCGCCGCATGGAATCTCGTTGGTCATCAGCTTGACAACGTCCGCGTTATTCGACGAGTTATGCGTGAACAAGCCAACGTCAATATCCTCAATTGTCTTGTCTCGCCCATCTTTGGTGTAGGCTCTGTAGAGCGTCCGAGAGTTGAACAGCGGGTTGACTTTGAAGACCGCCACCACCGTTGCACCAGTTTGCTTGAACAGCATGGTCGCCGCATCATCGGCACGCTCTGTTCGTATCTCCGGCAGCTTCTGCGACTCTTTGTATGCCTCGCGGATAAAATCCTGACTCTCATACAGCGCATATCCCGCAAACGCAATCACCGCCATCAGGATCACCGCGAACAGCTTGAACGGTGAATCCACATACCCCAGAATTTTGTCGAGGGTTGTGTTGGCGTTGAGCTTCTCGGTCATATATGCCGCTGCCCCATCTCAACTATGAAGTAAACGGTCAGGCCGAGAACAAATACTGACGCAAGGACGGCAATCGTGATCAAAATGATGTCGTCGATCTCGGACTGCCTGCGCTTTGCTTCTGCCTTGCGTTTACCTTCGGCGCGGGCTGCGTCAGCCTCCATCTGCTTGGCCCTGGCTGTGATTCGCATCCAGACGTCCATCTTGTTGGATTGGAAAAAGAGCATCTTCACCTGCTCCTCAAACTCCCGAGCCTGCTCCAGAGCAAGCTCAAGCTCCAACGCTTTGCCAAGTGCCGACCCCTTAAACCCGCCCGTCTTGGCCTTCTCTACAACCTCAATTGCCTGCGCCTTGGCTTCAAAATACTGACCCAGAACTGGCCCCAAAGACTGCACGTCCTGAACAGTCTTGACCGCCTTCTTGACGAGGTTGACCGCTGACGATACGGCAGCAAGCGCGGTTATGGGGTCGATCATTTTATTAACTCAAAAGCCACTCCGGCAATTACACCGGGCAGAGCCGTTGCAATCGCATCCCAAACGTCAGGCTGGCCCTCTTTGCGATACCACTGTTGGAACTCGTAGAAGGCCCCAAAAACGATTCCACCGACTGCAATGGCCAACCCCAAGGGAAGGAAGTGGATCGCGCCCAAAACGGCCGCAGAACCCACTCCCATAGCCAAATGTTGCAGCTTGTCCTTTGGGATCATTTTGTGATCCAAATCGCCGCAAAGATCGTCCCAGCCATTGACACAAGCATGATGCCGGCAGTCTTTATCATGATGGCCTCAATTCGCTTCAAACGTGCATTGATTTGCTCGTATCGAAGAGCGCAAACCTCCTCATGCGTTGATAGTCGCGCCTCTGTTGCGTCAATGGTAGTCATGATCAATCCGTCAATCCTGCGGGTTCACCAGATGCGTCCAAGGACTGCTTGAGCATTTTCAAAAATGCGTCCTTGCCCACTCTGAGTTGGTCAAATTGAAACTGGCAAGATGCAATCTTCCGGTCGAGGTCAATGCAGTGATCGAGCATTACTTTTTGCTCCTGCGTGAAATCGTCCAGGTTGTACTCTTTGCCGTCAATGCCGACAGTCTGGGGTTCTTTGGTATTGCCCATTCTGCTTCTCCTTCAAATGCCACCGTCAAGGGCCGGTGGCTTGCC